GAATACGACCCAACCATTCGGGATAACCATCCCAGTGGTGATAGGCAGACAGGATGCTACCATCACGAAGTTCAATACCAATACGAGAGCGGGTTGCCATGGGTGGTGTTCCGTTGATGTAGTTATTATAGGGCAAAGCACAGAGCCCGCTACGGACCCTGTGCCAGTTGTCAAAGTGTCACTCGTCAATCTCCATGATCTCTATAATGGATTTAATTTTCTCTAGATCTTGTAGTCGCACATCAATTTCATCATACTCTTCACAAAACTGTTCCATACGTTCCATATGTCCATCATCCATAAAGTTTGTTTCTTCACGGATTTCCCATTCTACATCAGACAGACGAGCACGGGTGTCATCAATGAAGTATTCAAGAGTATCAGATAAAGTCATGATCTTCAAAAGTAAAGTAATCAGTAATGGCAGACATCACAGCATCTTCGATGTGCTCAATAATAGCACCTTCAGTAGGATTTTCTACATGTTTGTGTGCCCGTGAATAACCACGACGCACACCTTGCTCGACTGCCATTTCAAGAATTACATGAAATTTTGGTTTCATTCAATCACCTCCCAGTGTGCGTCAGATTTGTCACCGAAACGATTAGTACCACTACGAATACTAACCCAGAAAAAGTATTTGCGATTTTCTGATGCTAAGAACAACTCACCACCAGTATCCTGCTCTACAATACAGACAGGATTGCCTTCCATAGTGTTAGCTAGACGGTTCTTCGCCTTGCTGCTCTTGGGTCTGACTGTTACTCGTCTCATTTTTGATCTCCAGTTTCAGTTTGCGAATACCAGTAATAAAGTAAGCGAAGTCTCGTGTTTCTGTGATAGGTTTGGTCTCACCACACACATCACACTTGCTCTCATAGACAGATGAACAACCTACAGAATACACACCATACTTTTGACCGCAATCAAAGCATGTATTGTATGCTGTCTCAAGTTTCTTCAGTAGTGCTCGTTTTTCTCGGATAGTAGTCATCAGGAAACTTTTTGTCTATGAGGTAATCATACAGCAGCTGAGCGAACCCGTAGTGGGGTCGTATGCCAGTTTCTAAACTGCCACTCGTTGCGACAGTCCACATAATATCCAGGTGATCCTTGTTAGGTATCGGTTTCGGGTTCTCCATCATGGCGTAATAGCTCCATTACTTCATCAATTGAATGCGTTTCTACTTTACCTATCTCAATATCTTCTACCATCTGTAAAAGATATTCTAGGAATTCTTTGGGATACACATCATCTTCATTCAGTGATACCCAGAACCATTCTACACATTCTGCTTCAGGATCATCATCCTTGAGCAGAGCATAGTTCTCATAGTTAGATGTCATCAGGTCAGTCCAGATGCGAAATGTCATTCGCATACTCTGCCATCCTGTCATCCAACAATGACCAATCCAGTATTCCCACCAGTTTAATTTAGTTTTCGTCATTGTATTCACCCCAGTTCCATGTACGTTCTACAAATCCAATATCAAATCCAAATCTGTATGCCCAAAACATTACACTGAATAATGTGCCAGTTCCTGATTTGATTTGAATGTAAGGCCAACTAGCATAATCATTCCAACTAATTGATGCTTGAATGAGTGACCAATCTTTGAATGGACGTGGCACATGCTTACCAGTATTCAACAACTGAATATACCAGTCATGCCCGTAATCATAACGATGTTTGACCACTACGAGTGAAGAGTTCATAATCCATCAACCTACCATATTTGAAATGTATTTTAGCACGAGGCCAGTCTTCCCACGCACCGCCCCATGTAGATGTATATATTTCAATATATTTGGTGATGGGATGTAATCTTACCTTACCACGAGTACCATTTGGTATCCATTCAAAGTTCAACCATGTTCGATCTTCATTATACTCTGGATCCCCTGGTTTATACATCTTTAGATCAGCAGTGTGTGAGTAATCAATCAGATACAAATATCCAGCAGGATCTAACCAGTATTGTGACATGGTGCCACCAATACCTTCCTCAATATCTTTAGTCTGACACTCTACATTTGTGAGTTTTGGTCCTAGATCATAGGATGATCTAAAGTAATCAAACATTCCCATTGTTCAATCCCACGAAACATTTTCAAGCAGCACACCTGGCATTACATAGCTCCATCCAGTGCCACCAACTTTGTACTCCCACTTGTATTCACGCTGATTGTAATTGTCCCACGTCATGTATCCTTTCTCTTTATCAAAGCGTCCCTTGATTGTTAGTTTCCATTTGTTGGAAAAGATATTGCGTGTGCGTAATCCACCACCAGTTTCACGAGTTTCAATCACCTTACATATATCTTCGTAAGTGTTATTGCCAGTCTCTAATTGGCAACGTGTTTCATACACAAATGGTTTGTAAATCTTGGGTGGTTTGACAACTGGTGCTGCTTGTGCAAGAATCAGTGTGCTAGCAAGTAGTGCGTTGATCATTCAAACTCTCCAGTATTATTTTTAGGAGTGTATCTGGTAGAACTGTAGGTATCATACTTAGGCAGGCATGTCACACTAATCGCAGTGGATTTTGTTGCCTCTGCCATCTCACGATAACCAGTTCCAACATAAATTTGCCCACCACATACAGCTGCTGCCATGATGCCCCAGAACACATAGTACCATCTGGACTTCACTTGCTGAATTGGTTGATGGAAAGGGCGCTCGCGGATGGTTTTACCCTTGTCTGGGCTCTCATACACAGTTTTCATCTTCTTCTACCTTACGGAGTACAATTTGATCACCTTCGACAATCCATTCAAGCAAATCATCCTCTTTCCAACCAAGTGAATCGAGGAAATCTGCTGGGATAGGCATGAACAAGTCACCATTCTCATCTTCATCGAGTGTAACAGTATAGTCGGTAGTCTGGGTTGTATCGTTCAATGTATTTTCTGGCATGGTTCTCACATTGGAAATAACATGTTTTGTTTTCGCTCTTGTCCTCTAGACGGTATGGGAATGTATCCACATATGGAAACAATACTAGATCAGAAGAATAAACGAGGGAGTCGGTCGTCTTCTTCATCTTTGCGGACTGGCGTGGGGTAACCTTGGATTGCTGCTTCGATTGCGTCTTCGACTGCGACTTGCTCGTTGTCAGGGTCGTTAGATTCTGCGATAACTTTTTCGCAGTGCGAGCGGATACACTCGATGAAGTCTTCTTCTGTCCAGTCGTTGAGGACTTTTTCTTGGGGGTCGTTTTGGTCCCAGTCGATCGTGAAGGTGCCATCAGTGTTTTCGGTTACGGAGATAGTCATGTTCGATGTTGTCAAGGTGGTTGAACACAGGTGAGTATAGTGCAAACAGTGCCCAACCCACAGCTGCTGAAATAATTAGGAACTCAAGCATCTACAGTTTTTGCTTCTTCCAATGCTTCTTTGATTGCTGCTTTTAGATCACGATGAGGAACGAATACTTCATCAATCTCATCTTTGTATTCTGGTTTTTCATGCTTGAACATCGTGGATGTTTGAAAGACAAGAGAACGTGTAATGTCATTCATGACTTCAAAGCACGATCCAGGCAGGTTAGAATAGTTACCAGTGCCTTTACCATACAGTTCGTCTTTTACTTTGTCCAACATGTACTTGTATGTTGCAAGGTTCTCATCAAAGATGTCGTAAAACAACGTTTCATCTTGAGATGATTTGAATTTAGGAAAGTCCATTGTCGTCAGGGTTCTTGGGGTTTGCAAATGTGCCGAAGTTGTAAGTATAATACAGGAAGTTGTTGATGCTACGCTCGATGCCTAGACTTTCCTTCACTGCTAACCAACTCTCATACTCTAGTTGTAGATCTGGTCCCAGTTCAATCGTTACTTCCATGTATCTTCATAGTCATGTTGTGTTCTTGTATCTTTGATAGATAATGACTAGCTAAATCAGAATCATTGTTGTTGTATGCTGTCATGTAATCTAAAATCAAAGATCGCAACTTAGGATCTAATGGATTGGTAGAGTTCTCCAAGTTCATCTGCATCAAAGAATAATGTAACTTCATTATCTAGTTGCTCAGGATCCAACCACTCAAAGAACTCATCAGCAAATGCCAACGCATTCTCCACTTGCTCCTCAGCAATCAGTTGTTTGAAGCGATCACATGCCCAGTCGTAAATACCATCACGATACTGAGAGATCCGCAGGCAGTCTTCGTTGTTCATTTCTTGAAAAGAGTAAGTTTGTTCTGGAGGTGGTCGTAAGACTTGAATTCTACATCATGAGGTAGCGACCTGGCAAGGGCGGCGGCGAACTCATTAGGAAATTTACTGAATACGCGCCAGTACTTGGCGGTTTCCTCATAGGTCAGATCTTGACGAGGAACCACACTGATACTATACTCACCCATCGTATAACGATTGGGGAATGGTTCTACTAGCGTCTGGATGTATTCAACCAGTGGATTGTATTTCATTTGATAAAGACCTCCAGGTGCTCTTCAGACAGTTTAGCAATCTCTTGCAGATGATAAGCAAGATGCGCTACATATTCACGCTCTTCCTCATCAAGATTGTCCCACGCAATATCATATGCGCCATCCCAATCAACGTTGCCATCTTCAAGCACAGGAGCGCCGTAAATGGCATCTTCGGGATGATCAATAGCGTAGGCGTTGCCGTTAGTAACGATGTAATGCATGGTAAAGACGAACTCTGTAAGTAATTTAGCAGATGAAGCGCGGAATGTCAAGATTAGCGAGCGTAAAGATAACCGCCCGCCCAATCAGCATTCTCAAACAACCACTCACGATCAGCAATCAGGCGCAGATCGTAGCGCACACCTTTAGCAGGTGCTTTCCAGGAAGCGGATTTATACACTTCACCAGTCTTTTTATCCACAAAGCAATGAACAGAACGGGAGCTACCACCATCAATCAGAACGATCTTGTGGTATTTTTTGCCAGTCTCAATAGCATAACTGATGGGAGAAATACCCTGCTTCAGTTTCTCGATACAGGCAGTGTGATACCCAACATTCTCACCCTGCTCAACATAACGCTGGTGACCACGAATAGCAGAATCGTGGTAGTTTTGAACCAGAGCATCACAGAGCATGTAGCA